GTGAGGCTGAAATCAACTATCGCCATCTGGGTCTGCTTTGCGACATTATGACGCACACTGGCCGTCTCATGCAAGCCGACCGTTATGGTGTGAATAAGATGGACATTGGCCCTCTGGCAAAGGCATGCTTTGAGGAAACTGAGAAGATTCTGCTCAATGCTGCCCTGTTTGGCGATATGGATCCCATCACTGGTGTATCGGCCAACATTATGACTGGTCAGCCTATTCGTGCTGGAACTGGATTCACACAGGTCTTGCTAGATGAGGCTGCTCTACCGAAGCTGATGGAGGGTCTGGCACCTCTCCCTGAAGAAGAGGAAGAGGAAGCAGAGCTTGACCAAGAGATGATTGACCAGGAGCTGTATGGGATGGACAGTGATCCTTGCGCACAGGTTCAGACACAGATGAATATGACCCTGCCAGTAGCAACAACAGATCTCCAAGATGAAGAGGATATTGAGATTAAAGAAATCTAACTATACTAATGTATGAGTTTGGCCGCAACAAAACCGCCGTGGTCGCAAATCCGTTGGTTTCCTCAAGCCAAGTGGTTTTCTGAACAAGATAGTTCTGGCTGTCTTATTCAGGGGGAATGGACTGAAGATCGTAATGACGAGGTAGAAAAGCTCAAAGAAAGCATTCAGCCGTTTGATAAGACGGAACTTTGGGATCTCGCAAAGCGCATTACGAATCCGTATGAACTTATTAATACACACAGTAGCCGTTTATCACTTCCCAGAAGTGTTTGTTCTATTTATCCGCTCAGTCGCAGTTATTTCAAGATGATTGAACTTCTCAATCAACTCCAGTTTTTTGACCGTCAAAAGGCTGTGAAGCTACGAAGTCTTCATGTATGCGAAGGACCTGGTGGATTTATTGAGGCATTCTACGCAATGGCTTCAGATAAGCGCCGTCAGATTCAAGTGAGTCATGCAATGACTCTGCGTAGCACTCATACGATGATTCCTGGTTGGCGTCGCGCAACACAATTTCTCCAGAAACATACCACGATTCAACTTCTCTATGGCCCTTCAAGAACTGGGAACATTTATGAAACAGGATGTCAAGAGGAATGTCGTAAAGCTGTTGGAACTGGCGGTGCACATCTTGTTACGGCAGATGGAGGATTTGATTTCAGCGATGATTTTCACGCACAGGAAAAGTCAATGTTGCGTCTGATTGTGTGTAGTGCGCTGATACTTTTGGATTGTGTAGCCACAGAAGGAGATATTATTTTGAAGCTCTTTGATTGTAATAGTCCTGTAACACGTGATATTGTTTATCTTCTTGCTTCATGTTTCAAGTCATGGACTCTCTATAAACCAGTGACAAGCCGCCCGTGTAATAGCGAGTGGTATTTCTTGGGCAAATCGGCTATTTTTCAACGCAAATCAGCTATCAATGTCCTAAAACAACTCGCAGAGCAACTAGGACAAGAGCCACAGCCTCAGTATTCTCGTTTGGTCGTATCGAATCCTATTGATGAGCAACTGAAAGAACTTCAAGCTCAGCGGATTGCTAAACAAAAGGATGCACTCAATCAAGTGTTGGCGTTTTGTCATCAGAAAGATTCTGTATCACAAGATGCCATGTGGCAGAAGCAACGACCTGCATGTATTGACTGGTGCAATGCATTTCGGATTCCTTCCTCCTAGCGTATCTCTTACTTCTTATCTTCCTTGAGCATAGGCTTCACAAACTTATTGACAAGGCTCTGGCCAACAATCACAGAGGCTTGGTGTTGGCTCATTCCGCCACTCATCTTATCCATAACACCGAGCATCATATCTAGCTGTCTCGTATCAAAGTTGGGTGCAACAGCCATCTGGAACAGTGTAGGGTATTGATCTACAAAGGTACCCATTGCGGCCTTGATTTGAATATCATTCTGGCCTAGACGGCGCAGACGACGAACTTCCTCAACACGCTCCTTGATATAGGCCGCGCGTTGCTTAGGATCAAACTTGGTTGGCTCTTTGGCTGCCTCAGCTGAAGCTGCAAGAACACCGTCCTTATCGAGGCCAGTAATATTGGGAGGCTGAGACATCTCTATCTGCTCATCACAAAGTTGTTTAGACTCTTAGAATGGACAAGCCGATTTCCAGCGTCGCACTCGCACCAGTAGTCAGTGTGGACAATACATCCAAAGAAGCACAACTTGCTCGTCAAGCAAAAGAAATCCAGATACAAGCCAATACAGATTCAGCGTTCGATACAAAGCTTGAGCGATTTTGCGGAGGAGCAGAGCCAACCCTTGTTACACTAGGCGTTGCTTTGACCTTGTTATTTGTCAGTAAGCTTGTTCAGCGCCGAAAGTAGCCCTGTATGGCTAGACTTGTTCGTGAAATCAGTTCAAGGGTCAGCATTGTAATCACCAAAGTGCTTCCCAAAATCATCACCCCTGTAGATGTTTCTTTTGTCACAGGAATATGCATTGCCTCAAGAATCGGGTCAAGAAATCCGACCGAATCTCCTATAAATTTTGCTTCTATGCTACTCACGAGACAATCCCATGTCACAATGTGCTGAATCCAAATAATAGAACAGCAAATATACAGGACAAGAAATAATAAATAGTTTTGATATACCACGTGATTGAAGACAAGCAATGCTCCTAAAATGTACAAGACACCGTGATGAAGAAACCGAATCAGCTTCCCGATTCTAGCAGGTTCTGTTTCCCAGAAAAAGAGTTTCAAGAGAACAGTTTCTACAATATGAAATAAGATATTGTACAATCTACCTCGTTGGCTCGTTGACATCCCTATTGGGCGATACCTGAAAAAAGACTCAAAAGGAAACGGACACTCTCAGCAGGAATCATGCAACCAGTCTTTGTACAAGAGTTGCCAGATGAAGATATTGCTTCGGAACCACCTGCTGACATTGAAGAAGTTGATCCTGGACTATACAAGGCCGTAGATGAACTGAAAGAAGGAATTTTTGCGCTGAAGAAGAAACTGTTTTATTCGCTTGTTTCAATGGATAATAAACATGATGCATCTAGTCTTGGTGCAATGATGACGTTTCACTCTCTCTTTCTTCAGTGCGTTGCCTATTGGATTGGCCTTTTGGATAGTTCTGTGGTTCCTAAACCGAAATTTACAGGGCTAAAGCAACAAAAGGAGTTTGATACATTGTCATCAGCAATCCACAAGACGGCAACTTCTAGTGCTGATGCCCATACTCTTGTCTATAATCTTCTCTTTCAATTCAGCACCCAACACCCCTTTGACTTGGGTCCTCAAGAAAACAACGAGTCTAACTAGGAATGGTGGAGTCACTAGAATATAATTCCAACAAGGGATGTCCCGAAGGCTATCGTCATCGTAAGGGCTACAAAAGCAGCACGGGCAAGTATGTTGAGCCGCGTTGTATTAAGGCTCAGAGCATCTATCCTGCAGGTGGTGAGAACCTGCGTCAAAATGTTACAGCTCGTGCCCGTCGTCGGTTGAAGGGAGCAAGAGGCAAGTTGGGCCTATCACAAAAGTGTCCTAAGGGTCAAATCCTCCGTGCACCATATGTGCGTCGATATTCCACAACCGTGCGCAAGGAAGGATTCAATGTTCGTCGTGGAAACAAGACGTTTCGTGTGTATCCAGAAGCCAAATCTGTTTTAGTAAAAGCAAAGTGTGTTGAGGATAAGGGACTTCCGGGTAAAGGTGGACCTGGTGGAGAGACAATTGCCCCTCTTCGCAAGGGAGAACTCGCTAAGTATGGATACAAGGCACAGCTTGGTCGTGAGGCTCGTCATGCTGCCTTGAAGAAGGCGATTGACGTGTATGGACCTCTTGGCGTTTTCCGTAAACTAGATGCGATCACCAAGCTCACACAGCGCACTTCACCCGATGCTCACAAGGTCTTCAAGGCAGATCGTGATTGGGTGACGAAGAATTATTCCTTTCAAAAGAACTAAATAGTTGCGCCATTAAGGGGCGCAGAAAGACACCCACTTTAGCAGGAGGTTCTGGATGGAATCTGGTGCTAAACCACAGACACAACCACATGCTTTTGCTCTTGTGATTACCACACTTGTTCTAGCTGGACTATTTTATGCTGCATCAGCCGCTGTTGATGTGGCAGAAGTCAGTCGTAACTGGCCAAAATACAGGTGTACACCTCAAGTAATGCCTTTTGCTCCTCTATATGGATATGATACTGCTGAGAATTTCAACTATTGCCTGAAAACTATCTTTGAGGGACAACTTGGTGGCACAACAGGACCATTTGCCGAGATTCTCACTTCAATGACAAAATCCTTAATGGTTTTCCTACAAAATATCAACAGTATGCGCGTTCAAATTACAACTATGGTTGCTGGAATTGGAAAAATGTTTCAGGAATTTACTGATCGATTCAAGGTCTTGTTTGGACAAATCAAATTTGGCTTCCTGAAACTTCAAATGTTGATGCGACGTGTCTATGGTGTATTTTTTAGCGTAATTTATCTGGGAATGTCAGCCATTCAAGTTGGCAATAATTTTACAGAAAATATCATTTTTAAATTTGCGGATACCTTTTGCTTTGCTCCTGAAACAATGATTTTCCTCCAAAACAACACCTATATTCCTATCAGTCAAGTGAAGAAAGGGGATGTCTTATTTGGCGGAGCAAAGGTGACAAGTACATATCGATTTGCAGCCAATGGTCAGCCTATGGTGTCGATTCGTGACATAGAAGTCAGCACAAATCACTATGTCCAACACGAAGGCAAATGGATTCAGGCGGTGGAACATCCTGAAGCATTTCCAGCACCTGCGTGGACTGGAGGAAATGAACGGCCGCTCATTTGTTTGGACACAGATACACATCAGATTCCCTTAAGAGGACTCATTTTCTCAGATTGGGATGAAACAGAGGTGGTGGACAATACTTATATGTTAAACAATGAGCAATTGCTCAATGGAGGATTTATTGCTCAACCTCAGCCCTATACCTGGCCATTCCGTCCTGCTCTTGCTCCTAAGGAACGAGTTGCTCTTGCTGATGGAACAACTAAACCAGCAGAAGAGATTCAGTTAGGTGACCTTCTTCCATATGGAAAAGTTATAGGAATAGGCAAACGTGAAACATCACACCTTGTATTAACACCACGAGGAAGTCTAGTTACACCTAGCACACTTGTGTGGGAGGAACATAAATGGGTGCGTGCTGGTCATCTTGCAGAACCAACATATCACGATACACCTGTTGAGTGTATCGCATTAACCGTGCTAAGTTCTTCTATGATAGAACTTGCTTCAGGTGACCTAGTTCGTGATATGGTAGAGGTATTTTCTCCTGATACAGATGAAGTCGTTCGGTGTGCGTTGATGGAACCCGAGAAGAACAACCTAACCCCTCAACAGGGATGACAGACTATCTGTCACTGATTGCGCTAAGTATAGGATTACTTGTCGCATTTTCGTTTGCGCTTGTCAGTTCTGACGTAGCAGAAATCAAAGCCAATTGGGCCACCCGTCGTTGTGAGATTCCGATTATGATATCAGCATTTCTCTATAAACCATCCTTTTATACTGGATCTGCATCACAGTTTTCATCGGAAAATTTTGCCTTTTGCACAAGAAAGTTGGCTGATGAAGTGATCAAGGTAGCATTTGCTCCACTCTTTGGAATTGCCTCTCAACAAGCTGGTGCTCAACAATCTCTTGCAGGACCAATGAATTCAATCCGAATTATGATCCAAAATGGCTGGAAGCAGTTTGCCAATATGATGGATCAACAATTTCGTCAATATAAGGCTCTTGTCGTCCGTGCGACAGCAACCTATCACCATATACGATTTGCGATGGGGCGTGTTGGTGCGATCGTGACCAGTTTTATCTATGTTGCCTTTTCTCTCTTGACTACGATGAACAATACCTTCACCTTTATGATGAATATGCTCTTAATTTTCATTGGAATTATGGCAGCAATGATTCTCTTCATTTGGTTTGGCATTATCCCCTTTTTGGGCATTATCATTCCAACAATTACACTCTTTGCTGCTGCCTCTTCTGAAACAGATGGTTGGCTCAGTCCAGATGTTGATGGTGGTCTGATTGGAGCCTTTTGTGTAGATCCAGAAGCCTCTGTGTATATGGCAGATGGATCACTAAAACCTCTGAAGGATATTACACTTGGTGATTCACTACACGGATTACTTGGCCATAAGGAAAAGAATATTGTTACTGGAATTCTTTCTGTAAATGCTGAGTCTGAGCCTCTTGTAGCAATTCAAGGGGTCTTAATGAGTCAAAGCCATCGTGTGCTCCATCAAGGACAATGGATTCTTGCCAAACAACACCCTGAAGCCATCAAGACAACACGTCGTCTTCCTACATTGATTTGTTTGAACACAACACATCACGGAGTTGCTGTCCGCACACAAGATGGCTATTCACTGTATATTGGTGATTGGGAAGAAGTAGATTCTGTTGAAGGACAGCGTCAGTGGATTGATTGGGTTCATTTGAAGCTCAATGGAACTCCACATCGCACAACTCGCTATCCGACATCTGTTCCACTCTGTGGAAATGCAGTACGAGTCTGTTGTCAACGCAGAGGATGGATTCCTCTTCACGCCATTCAGCGAGGTGACATGATTCTAGGTCAACAAGGATTCACAAAGGTCGTAGGCACCTATGAAGGGCAGCTCTATGTGGATACTCTTCCCAATGCCCCCGATTGGATAACGGATGGTGTTTGGGTTCAACATAATCGCTTCTGGGCCACCCGAAGTTCCGCAGTGCGTGAAACGGATACTCTACCGCACAGAGCCCTACAGGGGAAGCAACTTATTACGGCAGAAGGTTCCTTTCTCATTCAACAAACGACAGGGGTGAGCATCGTGCGTGATTTTACAGAAGTTGGCACAGAGGCTATTGCGGAAAGTTATTCCTGGTTGGACAGTGCCATCAACAAAAAAAGCTCAACCTAATCAGAAATGCGCACAGGTGTATTCATAACTGGAATCCTACTCTTGTTGGTCGCCAATCTTCTAGCCCTGTACGGTTTTCAGGGAAAGCTCAGCTCTCGTGAGGGATTCGCCAGCTATTTCCTGGAGGATGCTTTTCCGACGAATGGAAAGCCGATGGGACCCTATGATGATGTAAAGCTGGAGACTGGCAATGGCGTCAGCTCTTGGCGCTACAATCACCCCAATGAGCCCGTTGAGGGCAACTATCCTCCTTTCAAGCTGGGCATGGACAACCTGTTCATGTTCAAGGACAACCAATGCAAACCCGAGTGCTGCGGTGCAAGTTACGCATGTGACGGTGGTTGTGTGTGCACGACTCCTGACCAACGCAACTTTATCAACAGTCGCGGAGGCAACAGAACGGTTGAGGATGGCTTTTAAGAAAGCTCAGTAGGAGATGCCGAGTGAAGAATATATCTACGGAATTGTTGGCTTTGGAATAAGCGGACAACTCTTAGTCTGTGAGTTAATCCAGCGAAAGATATCCCCAAAGAATATTGTCATAGTTGACAAGACATTTTTGGGTGGAGCACTTGTCACAGACTATGGTTCTGTAATGAGTAATACACAATGGTGGAAGACAAAGAAGGCTCTAAAGGCGTATGAACCATATAGCACGTCTATCTTAACAGACCTTGACACAAAGATTCAGGAATCTCAGTGTACACCTGTGCGACAAATTGCTACTGTATGCTATAAGGTCGCTATGGAAGCTGCCAAAGGAGTGGAAAAAAAGACAACCACTGTGAATACTCTTGAATCTACAGACTCTGGGTGGATCATCCATCATAGCTTTGGTCAAGTGAAGGTAAAGACATTATTTCTTTGTCCAGGTGGATATCCGAAAACACTTCCTATAGACTTACCTCAACTTCCGTTATCCATTGCTCTCCATCAACAAAAACTCGGTAATGTTGTTTCAACTGATGACAAAGTCATTGTCTTTGGAACATCCCACTCTGGTGTTATCTGTTTGGATCACTTACATCGCTTAGGAATTCCAGCTACTGCCGTGTACAATCATTCTGTTCCCTTTCGGTTTGCTGAAGAGGGTGCTTATGATGGTCTTAAAGAAGAGTCTGCAGTCATTGCCAAACGTATCCTTGCTGGAGAATTTACCAAAACAACATTAGTCTCTTGGGCAGATCCATTGGCTCTCCATAAACAATTGACTTTGGCTACTAAATATATTTGTTCTATTGGATTTCAGGGGGCAACGACATTTGGTGCTGACTTTTCAGCATATAATGAAATCACTGGTGAAATTCAGCCAAATCTCTATGGATTTGGATTGGCCTATCCTGGTGTCACCCAACTGGACGGAAAACGGTATGTGGATGTCAGTGTACTTAGTTTTCAGGAACAGCTGACTAAATGTCTCCCTGAAGTGCTAAGAAAGAATACCTCTTCTAGTTAGTAGTAGAGGAGATGAACACAATACGCTCTCCGGCTCCAGGAGCAAACTTTTTCAGCTTCGGCAATACACGGAAAAATACGGGTATTGTTGGTGCATTGAACACCGCTGCCAACACAGCGTTTAATTCAGTAAAAAATACGGCGGCAAATGTTGGCATCAATACGAGCAAGGGCCCTTCAACAGTACACATTTTGTTGATGGTGTCGGCACTTGTGATTATCATTCTATTTGGTGTCTTTTGGCGTCAAGTCTCTGCAGGTGCCCGTGTAGCTTACGATAAGGTTCGTAGCCTCTTTGGAGCTTCTGCTGAACCCCCGCCAATGGAGGAGAGTTCTCCCGCTGTTACGGAAAGACCCGAAGCACCTCAAGATGATACAGTAAAGGAGCAATCTCTTGTGGAAAAGGTTCTACCTGGTCGCCAACAAGTCTTCAATATAAGCAAGAACTCATATACCTATTATGATGCTGAACCCCTCTGTAAGGCTCTTGGCGCAGAAATAGCAACGTATGAGCAAGTGAAACAAGCATATGCTCAAGGGGCTGATTGGTGTAATTATGGATGGACAAAGGGTCAGATGGCGGTCTATCCTACCCAACAAGACACATGGGAGAAGCTCCAGTCTGGACCTGAAGACCAGCGCAATAGCTGTGGTCGTCCAGGACTAAATGGTGGCTTCTTTGATAATCCTGAACTCCGTTTCGGTGTCAATTGCTATGGTGTCAAGCCTGAGCAAAAGGATCACGATGCCACTGCGATTACCTCTGGAATTGGTGCACCGTTGAGTCCTGGTGCTCTAGAGGTTGATAAGAAGGTAGCCAAATATCGCGGTGAGGCAAATAGCATTGCAATCTTACCGTGGAATACCCAAAACTGGTCTAACTAACCTATGAAAAGGTACGACGACTTCCTGTAAAGGCCATGTTGTCATCTTGATAAATCTCCTCTTCTTCGTCATCTTCATACACGTTATCTAGCCAATAGAGATGTTGCTTACTATTGTCTAGATCAATCATATTCCAAACGAGGCGAAAGAGATCATCGCGTTGTGCTAAACCAGCATCTGAGTCATCAAGTAGTTCTGGCCAATTGAACTGACTACAAAACTCCTGCCAGTCGTCTGTAGTAATCGTCTGGCAAAACCAGTCAAATTCCTCTTCACCACCCCAGTGATGACAATACAGAATACTGACTTCTGGAGTACGCATAGTTGAAGTCGTATGCCTTGCCTCGACATGAGAAAAGGCCCATGAGCGTAAGAACCGAACTTGATCCTTCAAAGACAGTCCAAGACGATATCCCTTTGACCGAACAAATGGATCAAGATATTTGGTCAGAAACGTCTCAAAAACTCCATTAGGAAGACTGGTAAGCCAACCCTGACGTTGGACATGACGCTCTTCTGAACGACGCTTGGCTAGAACACGAAAGGAAGGAGGAAGAACCCGCTGCATATAGACTTGTTAGATGTCTAGAACAACTCTAGTTGCTTATAGTTTCCGTTGTTTAGGCTACTTGAGTTGTCCCATAGGGCCAGGAGCAGGAGGGAGTGCTACAGGGGTCGGTGTCTTCTTGAGTTTTGCTGTTAATTGTGTATCAGCTGCCTTTTGAAGTTTTACATACCGGAGGATGGCATCTGTTTCATCCAAACCATTTCCCTTTTGCTTGAAATAGCCGTGTAAGTACTGCTCAAGACGAGGAATAGACAACGAAGGAATTGTCTTTTCCTCTGAATACTGTAGTCGAGCACCAGCAATTTGAATCACTGCATTTTGCATGTTATTTGCACGTAGATTTTGAATCACTTTGCCCTCATAGTCATCACGAAGTTTTCTGGCTCCTGCTGCTTGTTTGTTATATTGTGCGGCGAGGTTGTCATAATGAACATAGTTGCGGACCCACGAGGCAAACTCGTTTTGTGGCTGAGTTCCCATTCTAGCCTACTTGCTGAAAAACGCGGCTATTTGGTCACCGCAGGAAGGTGGACATTTTCCACACG